TTTAGAAGGCCCAGCACCTGTAACTGCTGTTTAAGGATAAATAATGGCTAACGTATCAGCATATCGTTTTGTAGGCCCTACAACGGCTATTACTGTTAGTGGCACTTCTTCAACTTCTGTAACGATCACGCCTAACGGCAATGATCAGCCTAACTTTTGTGGCTTTTTAAATACTGGTGCTAATCCTATTGCTATCACGATTGCCCCTGCGATTGCAGGAACAACGACTACAGCACCAGCAGCAGTATTGCCAACAGGCGGTAATAGCAGTCAAAGTTTTGTGCTTGGCGTAGCAATGAGCCAGCCTACTGTGATTGCTGTACCCCCAAGTTTTGCTATTACAGCGATTGGAACAAGTGGCACACTATATGTGATGCCGATGGTTGATCAAAACTAATAAAGGCCTTTTATGGCTGTCAATGATTCTGTAACGCAGAATTTACTGCCTGTTCAGGCTTATTTTGACCTACAAGGAAATTTTCAAACCTTTATAGGACAGAATAAGCCTTTTTACGCTTCAATAAATCCTGTTCAATCAGGGTTAACCATTACAAACAGTACGATTGATAGCACTACGATTGGTGCTACAAGCCCATCTACAGGGGTATTTACCAATGTATCAGCAACAACAGGTCAAATCAGCACTACTCCTAGCTCTAATACTGACATTGCTAATAAGTTTTATGTTGATACTGTAGCGCAAGGATTAGGCCCTAAAGCTGCTTGTGCAGTCGCTACAACAGCTAATATAACGCTTTCAGGGCTTCAAACGATTGATGGGTACACTACCCTAGCTGGTGATCGTGTTCTCGTCAAGAATCAGTCATCTAGCCAATATAACGGCATTTATATAGCATCAGCATCAACTTGGACTCGCTCAACTGACATGGATGTATGGTCAGAAGTGCCAGGTGCTTACACAGTTATATTGAATGGTGGACAAGCAGATCAAGGTTGGGTATGTACAGCATCCCAAACTGGGACTATTAATGTCACAGCAATGCCTTGGGTGCAATTCTCAGGATCTGCTACTTATTTTGCAGGCACAGGATTAACTCTTGCATCTAACACATTTAGCATCACAAATACAGGAGTAACAGCAGCTACATACGGATCTGCAAGCTCTGTTCCTGTATTCGCAGTAAACGCTCAAGGACAGATTACAAGCGTTACAAACACAACTATTGCTATTGCCAATACGCAAGTAAGCGGTCTTGGCACAATGTCAACGCAAAATGCTAATAGCGTAGCCATAACAGGAGGATCAATCAATGGTACAACTATTGGTGCTTCTACTGCTGCCGCAATTACTGGCACTACTATTACTGCTACTTCTTCTTTTAGTGGATCAGGTAGCGGCCTTACCGGAACAGCATCAGCATTAAGCATAGGTGGAAATGCTGCAACTGCAACATACGCTACAAGCGCAGGATCAGCATCCACAGCTACAACTGCTACAACAGCAACGAATATAGCAGGCGGTGCTGCAAATAGCATCCCATATCAATCTGCTGCAAGTACAACAACATTTTTGGCATCAGGTACAGGCGTTTTACAAAGCAATAGCGGTTTATCGTGGACAACTGCGCCTACTTTAACTGGAACAAACTTTAGCTCAATTCCTAATAGTGCTTTGACCAACTCAAGCATTACGATTGGCAGCACAAACATAGCATTAGGTGCAACTGCATCAACGCTTACAAGCGTAACGCTAGCTACACCTACTATTTCTAGCTATGAAACATATACTGCTAGTTCTGCACCAAGTTATAACGCAGGGCGTTTATGGTACGACAGCACAGTCAATTCATTAGCTTATTACAATGATGTTACAAACAATACGCTTCATATTGGTGAAGAAATCCAATTAAAGGTATATAACAATACTGGCTCTACAATCAATATTGGTCAGCCTGTTTATGTAACATCTACAAGTAGTGGTTATACCTATCCAAACGTAGCTTTGGCTATTGCTAATAGCTTAACAACAGGCAATGTCATTGGTCTTGCTAATCAAAACATTCCAACAGGAACGGCTGGTTATGTAACCACTATTGGTTTAATACAAGGTCTAAATACAGGCAGTTATACAGTAGGCGATACGCTTTATTTATCCCCTTATTCTGCTGGTTATTACCAAAACACTATTCCACCAACAGGCTATGCAATTAAGCTTGGTACTGTTGCTTATGTAAATTCTAGCAATGGTGCAATTTATATTAACAAAAGCATTTTATCAATTCAAGCTGGCAATATTGTAGGACAGGTATCATTAGCAAATGGTGGTACAAATGCCAATTTAACAGCAACTGCTGGTGGAATTGCTTATTCAACGTCATCTGCACTAGCTCTAACATCTGCTGGAACAACAGGGCAAGTTCTCACTAGTAATGGGACATCTGCACCAACTTGGACAACTCCTGCTGGTAGCGTATCTCTAAGTGACGATACTACTACTAATGCAACTCGTTATCCTTTATTCGCTAATGCAACTTCTGGTTCAGTTACGACTGAATATACAAGCTCGACTAAATATCAATATAACCCAAGCACAGGAACACTTACAGCATCAGTATTTAGTGGCGCAGGCACAGGTCTTACAGGTACTGCATCAAGTCTGTCTATTGGCGGAAACGCAGCTACAGCGACTTCTGCAACTAGCGCAACAACAGCAACTAACTTAGCTGGTGGAGCTAATGGTAGCGTTCCCTATCAAACTGGATCAGGAGCAACTACTTTCCTTGCTGCTGGCACTAATGGTTATGTATTAACTTTAGCTGGTGGCGTTCCGACATGGGCATCATCATCAGGTGGAGTAACAATTACTGACGATACAAGCACAAACGGAACTCGTTATCTAAACTTTACGTCTGCTACATCAGGATCTTTATCCACTATTTATACAAGTTCCACAGAACTTAAATGGAATCCAAGTTTAGGCATTTTGGATCTTAGCGGAGCAACAGGTTCAGTAAATCTTCCTAAAGGAACTACTGCACAAAGACCAGCAAGCCCAATAACAAGCATGATTCGTTATAACACTACGCAATCTGCGTATGAAGTTTATACAGGAAGCGCATGGGTTCCATTAGCCACTACTGCTTATTCATATTCTGCTGATTATTTAGTAATTGCAGGCGGTGGAAATGGCGGTAATTTTACATCTGGTGGTGCTGGCGGCATGCTTACAGGCACACAAACTTTAACTCCTGGCACAGTTTATACAGCTACAGTTGGTGCTGGAGGCGGCAACAATTCAACAATTACAGCTACATCATTTACAACTATTACAGCTATTGGAGGCGGTAATTCAGGCGGAAATGGTGGTTCAGGTGGCGGAAGCAGCAACAATAATTCTGGTGGAACAGGAACAGCAGGCCAAGGTAACAATGGCGGTATGGGGGTAACCGATGGACTTACATATAACTCTGGCGGTGGAGGCGGTGGCGCAGGTTCTGCTGGAGGGAATTCAACAGGCCCTGCTGGACACTCAGGAAATGGCGGTTCAGGATTAGCTTCATCCATTACAGGCTCTAGCGTTACATACGCTGGTGGTGGCGGTGGTGGTGCTGATAGTCGTGCAGCAATAACAGCAGGAGCAGCTGGTTCTGGTGGCGGTGGAGCAGGAGGATCAGCTGGAGGAAATGGCGGAAATGGAACTGCAAACACAGGTGGTGGCGCAGGCGGAGCAGGATATAACGGCAGCAGCTTTGGAACTGGTGGCACAGGCGGTTCAGGCGTAATTATTTTGTCAGTACCAACTGCAAACTACACAGGAACTGTTACAGGAAGTCCTACAGTTACAACTTCTGGTAGCAACACAATTATTAAATTTACAAGCACAGGAACATACACAGCATGAGTCATTTTGCACAAGTCGTGGATGGAATTGTCACGCAAGTTATTGTGGCTGAAAGGGATGTTATTTCTGCATTTCCCAATGCAAGCTCTTGGTATCAAACTTCATACAATACTCGTGGAAATGTTCATTATGGAGAAGATGGTCAACCTGATGGTGGCGTTGCTTTACGGGGCAATTATGCTGGGGTCGGTTATATTTACGATTCAGTTAATGATGTTTTCTATGCTCCCCAGCCTTATCCTAGTTGGACATTAAGCAAATCCACTTGGACATGGGAAGCACCAACACCTATGCCTGCAGATGGCAATTTGTATAAATGGGATGAACCTACTAAAACTTGGATAGCACAATGACAGCTTATCAATGGAAAATAACTGAAATTACTGCTGAAGAAGGCATTATTCTTCATGCTAAATATCATGTAACTGCTAGTGACGAAACAAACACAGTAGAAACAGAAGGAAATTGGTGGTTTTCAGACAAAATTGTTAAAAAGCCTTTTGAGCAAGTTACAGAGCAAGATGTAGCCCAATGGATAGAACAAGAGTCTATTCAAGATGGCGTAAGCACGATAAAATCAGCATTAGACAAACAAATAGCAAATTTGGGTAAAAAGGCAGTAATTCCACCTTGGTTGCCACAGATTTTTAAACCAGAGATTTAATATGACAGCTCCTATTGACATTATTAGTCGTGCTTTAAAAGACATTGGCGCATTAGAAGCTGGTGAAACTCCAACTCCTGAAGCTACTCAAGATGCTTTTGATATGCTTAATGACCTTGTAGATCAATGGTCAAACGAAGAAATGATGGTTTTTTATAAGAATGAGATCGTTTTTCCTATCGTTGCAGGACAGACACAATACACGATTGGCCCTGGCGGACAAATCAATTCAAGCTTTACAGGCTCAATTTCCGGCAATACTTTGACAATCACAGCAATTGCATCAGGAGCTATTAACGTAGGGCAAACCCTTAGCGGTACAGGAATTACAGCAGGAACTAAGATTGTAGGAATGCTCACAGGTGCAGGAAACAACGTCAACGAAGCTGGAACTTATACAGTCAATATCTCACAAACTGTAAGCTCTACGACAATTACAGGATATTATCAGCGCCCATTAAGCATTGATTCAGCATTTGTACGCATCAATACAAACTCTAATGGTATTCCTATCAACAATGGCGGATTGGACTATCCAATCGCTGTTTTAGCAGTAGAAGAATACGAAATGATTGGTTTAAAGACTTTGAATGGCCCTTGGCCCAAAGCTCTTTACTATCAGCCATCTGAGCAATTAGGTAACATTTATGTATGGCCTAATCCCTCACAAGGCGAAATGCACATCTTTACAGATAACATTTTCCAAGGCTATTCATCGATTTTTGATCCTATCGTGCTTCCACAAGGATACACAATGGCTCTTAGATGGTGTCTAGCAGAGCGTTTAATGCCTATGTATGGCAAAGCATCGCAAACTCAAATTGCAATGATTACAGGCTTTGCAGCGCAGTCTAAGGCTACTGTAAAACGGATTAATATGAAGCCAGTTCAATCTGCTCGATTTGCTGATGCTATGTTGGCATCACGTCAAAAGGATGCTGGATGGATTCTCTCAGGTGGATTCTTTAGATAATGGCTGATATTGGATTTGTAGGCGCATCGTATGAAGCACCAAGTATCTATCAAGATGCTCAAGAGTGCATTAATTGGCGGCCTGAAGTCGATCCTGCTAAACCACAAGGCAGTCGTGGTGTAGTTGCTTTATATCCTACGCCTGGCTTAACTAAGTTATTACAATTTCCTAATCAAGGTCAAGTTCGTGGTATGCGAGCTTTATCAGGTGGCTTATACATGGTTGCAGTCTGCAATGAATATGTATATGCGATTGATAAAACCTACACCCCTTATGTAATTGGTGTTTTGAACACGATTACAGGACAAGTCAGCATTTCAGATAACGGATTGTATGTCTATATTGTTGATGGCATTAATCGTTATTCTTGGAAGATTTCACAGCCTAACGCAGCTACTTTTGTAGGCTCAATTTCAGGAAATGTTCTTACAGTTACTTCTGTAACATCAGGTGCATTAGCTATTGGACAAGCTATTTACACAGTCGGCATTACTATTCCTACAGTTATTACAGCTTTGGGAACAGGAACTGGTGGCACAGGAACATATACATTAAATAATAGCTTTACGATCAGTAGCACGACAATGAACGCCAATCAAGCTGGCGCAATTATGACAGCTTCTATTTCAGGCACAACATTGTCTGTATCAGCTATTTCAGGAGCAGTCTATGCTGGTCAAACAATTATTGGTGGTGCAACAGTAAGCAACACAATCATTACAGCTATAGGTCAAGGAACAGCTTTAGCTACAAGTATTGCTTCAGCAGGAACAGGCTATGCAGTAAACGATACAGTCTATGTCTTTGGTGGCTCATATCAAACTGCGCCTACGCAATATGTCGTAACTGCTGTTGGAGCTGGCGGCTCTGTTTCTACATTGAAACTAACATTCCCTGGCGATTACACAACTCAGCCTACAAACAACGTATCTACTGCAACTAATGGTCAAGGATCAGGATTAACCCTTACTTTGACATTTGGAACAGGCACAGGCGGAACAGGTAATTATTTAATTAATAATACGCAGACTGTTAGCTCATCTACGCTATATGGATTGAATTTCACAGTTTTGCCATCCACAGATGGTGCTTTCCAAGGTGGTGGCGTAGTTGACGTAGTAGATAACTATTTTGTTTATAGCTATCCTGATTCCCAAAAATGGGCTGCATCTAACATTCTCTCTCCAATCACTTACGGATTGAGCTTTGCTAGTAAATTTACAGGCCCTGACAATCTTGTATCTTTGATCTGTGATCATGGACAAGTCTTTTTATTAGGCGAAACTACAACTGAAGTATGGTCAGACGTAGGAACATTCCCATTTCCATTTCAAAGAATACCCGGCTCATCTACTCAGCATGGTATTGGCGCTAAGTTCTCAGTAGCAAGATTAGGCAATTCCTTTGCTTATTTAGCTAAAAACAATCGTGGACAGTCAGAAATCGTCATGATGAATGGCTATTTTCCACAAAGAATATCTACCCACGCTGTAGAAAACACATTAGTTAATCAATATGTTGCTGATGCTGTTGCTTATACTTATCAGCTAGAAGGTCACGAATGTTACGTTATTACATTCCCTACGCTAGATTTAACATGGGTATATGACATTTCTACGCAGTTATGGCACAAATGGCTATGGGTAGATTCAAACAATGTTTATCATCGTCATCGCTCTAATTGCGCTGCATTTTTCAATAATCTAGTATTAGTAGGCGATTGGCAAAATGGCAACGTATATGAATTAGATCCTAATAATTACACAGACAATAACGGAGAGATACGCAGATTGCGTAGATGCCCACATTTACTTGCAGACTTGCAACGTGAGTATTTTGATGAGCTACAACTCCAATTTCAGCCAGGCGTAGGCTTATCCACAGGGCAAGGCAAAGATCCACAAGTAATGCTTAGATGGTCAAACGATGGTGGCTCAACATGGTCAAATGAGCATTGGACAAGTATCGGAAAGATTGGTAAATACAAGAATCGTGCTATTTGGCGCAGATTAGGTACAGCCAGAGATCGTATCTTTGAAGTAGCAATTACTGATCCTGTTAAGGCTGTGTTAGTTTCTGCTAACTTAAAAGCAACAGTAGGGGAAAATTAATGTCAAATCAGATTTGGGGAACTACCCAAAACAATCCATATCCACAGACACCTTTGTTAGATGACAGCACAAAGATGCCTACACGCTCATGGCAGCAGTATTTCTTGAATCTATTGAACTTTACTAGCTCCCCTAATGCAACGCCTGGTAACAGCGTTTTGCCTAGCAAACCACAGGGATTTATTAACATCGTAGTAGATGGTCAATCTTATAAAGTGCCTTATTACAATGTCTAGTCTAGGTCAATTACTACAAGATAATATGGGTCATTTTGATTTTGATCCCCAAATTAAACATCATTTTTCTGATGGAATATATGCCAAACAAATGTTTGTGCCTAAAGATCATTTTGTAGTGCAACATACTCATAAATTTAGCCATTTATCTATTTTGGCTAAAGGCAAAGTTATTGTAAAAACAGACGAAAAAGAGGAGTTTTATGAAGCTCCTGCGTGTTTAACAATAGTAGAAGGCGTAAATCACGCAATTATTGCTTTAGAAGATTGCATTTGGTACTGTATTCATAGCACAAATGAAACAGATGAAAGTAAAATAGATAACATATTGATTAAAGAGGTTTAATATGCCAATTGGTATAGGAATGGCGATTGCTGGAGCTGCTGGTTTAGCTGGCTCTTATTTATCAGCACAAGGCGCACAAAATGCAGCGCAAACTCAAGCTAATGCTGGAGCTGCTGCTCAAAATCAACTCCTACAAACAGGGGCTAACGCTTCTCAAGCTTTTACCCCATATCAAGATGTTGGCAAAACTGCTTTGAGCAATATTACAGGCAATCTTCCTTATTTTACTAATCAATTTAATAATCAAGATTTAAACGCCAATTTAGCTCCTAATTATCAGTTTATGTTAGGTCAGGGGCAAGCAGCTACAAATGCTGCAAATAATGCAACTGGTGGCATGGTAGGTGGTAATGCTTTGCAAGCATTAGACACATATACACAAAACTATGCTCAAAATGCCTATCAAAACGCATTTAATAACTATCAATCGCAACGTCAAAACGTATATAACAATTTGTCAAATTTAGCTGGAATTGGTTTAACAGGCGCAGGCGGATACGCAAATGCACAATTAGGTACAGGCACAAATATTGCCGGTGTAACTCAAGGTGTAGCAAACGCTAACGCAGCAAGTCAAATTGCACAATCTAATGCTTACGGAAGCGGCATCCAAAACGCTGGTAATTTGTATATGTTGTCTAATTTAATTGGTGGCAATAAAACAGGCAATACAGGCGCAACGCCTGTTGATGGCTCATACGCAAATAATCTTGGCTCATTAAACTATCAAATGCCTACAATACCAGGTCAAAGTTAATAAGGAATAATTATGGCAGGATTAGACGCAAGCATTTATGGAAGCGCAAAACCACAGCAAGGAACATCATTATCTGATGTTATGAACCTTGCTAAAGGCGGATATGAATTGTCAAAATTGCAAGAACTTTATCCTGCAATTATTTCAAAAGAAAAAGCTTTGTCTGAGCAAGCTCAAACTGGATCTGAAAAAGCTAAAGCGGAGCTACAAAACTACTATCAAACTAGCGCACAAGGCGCAATTTCTGCATTGCAAAAAAAGATTAGTTCACTTAAAACTCCTGATGGAAAGTTTGTAGATGGAGCACAAGACATTCTAAAAAACGATGCAGACATGGTAGAGCAAATATTGCTTGCTCAAGGAGTGCCTAGACATCCTAGTGGCGCAATGGAACAGTTTAAAAATGCTATTTCTCAAGGTCCTGATAAAGCTGAAAACTTTATTAATGTTTTGACTCAAAAAGGCGGAAGCGCAGAAAGCAGATTTACTCAAGCTAATCCTACTCTTACAAGCGTTGGTGGAGTTCCAGGCTTTGCTACTCCTGCTACTCAGCAATTTACTCCATTAAATATTGGGGCAAACCAACCTACAAGCGCAGCAACAACAGGCGGGGCAAATGCACCACCTCAAACAACTGAACAGCCTGAAAAAATTGTTAAAGAAACATTTCCTAATAGACCTAATACCCCTTATTTGGCTGATACTGAAAAGCCATACCATGAGGCTGGTATTAAATTAATTGGCGAAGCCAAAACTATTGGCGATGCAGCTCAAAATCAATTAAATGATATTCGCAATGCTAGAAAATACATTAAAGCTGCAAGCGGAACAGCATTAGGTCAAGGCGCTAGAAATTTTGCACAATTAGTTAAAGAAAATCCTGAACTTGATAGTTTGATTAAATCTACTGCACAACTTCAAATGAACGCAGCAAGTCGTTTTGGCGCAAGCACAGATGCAGCTAGAGAAACTGCTGCCGCTACTGCTGGAGGCGCAAACATAAGCGAAAAAGCACTTGTTCGTATTCTTGATAATGCAGAAGCTGATTTAACAAGAGATGCAAAATATGCTTCAGGATTGCAAAAGTTTTCACAAAAACGTGGCGCAGTAGGTGGCCCATTAAATGCACAAGACTTTAAACAAGCATGGACAGATAATGCTAAAGACAGAAAGCTATATTTGTTGATGAATCTTAATGCAAATACTGAATTATCTAACGCACAAAAAACATTAATGCGTGATGAGATTTTGCAGCATGAAACTCCTGAAACAATTAAAGCATTACAAAAGCAAATGAAGGCAATAAAACGCTTGGAGCAAGGTGATTGATGGCTGATACTATCGACTCAGATATTTCATTTCTTTCTGGCTTTAAGCCTAAAGAAGTGCCTTTAACGGATGAAGATATTAAGCATCCCAATGTGCAAGCATATTTAAATTATTTAAATGCTTATGAGGGAAAGCCTGCGCCTAATCAAACTGTAGGCTACAAAGAGTTTAAAGATTTATCTGATCATCCAAGACAAAAAGTTGTATTTAATGACAAAGGCGATGTAAGCGATGCTGCTGGCGCATATCAACTTTTGGGATCAACTTGGGATACACAAAAGAAAAAACATGGTCTTAAAGACTTTTCTTTGCCTAATCAACAAAAAGCTGCTGTTGGCATTCTTAAAGACATAGGCGCATTACCTTACATTCAAAGTGGCGAATTTGATAAAGCAAATGAATTAGCAAGAGGTCAATGGGCAAGTTTGCCAGGCTCTACTATTGGATTAAAAACAGGACAAATTCCTAAGTTAAATCCTGAAGCAGAAAAAATATTAGCTCAAGCAAAAGCTGAGTATGATCCTGATATATCATTTTTAAGTGGATTTAAACCTAGAGAAAAAGCTGAAAAAGCTGTTCAAACTTTAAAAGATATTTCTGCGTTTTCTAACAAACAGCCTACAGAACTTGAGCCTAATGCTCCAGCAATTAAGCAATTAGGAAGAAGATTAGTTGAGGACATTCAAAAGCCATTAGGCGAAATGTCATGGGAAGATTTTAAAAAGAAATCTTTATTAGCTCCTGCTGCAACTTATACAGCAGCAACATTAGGAGTGCCAGGTTTTACAGAAAAAGAAAAACAAGAAGCTCAAGCAAATCTTGAGCAAAAAGGTGGCAATCTTGTAAAAGCATTAAAAAATGTTGCAAATATGCCTGTGCAAGAATTTACACAAGGCGTAATTAATACTGGAAAACAATTAGTAGAACACCCAGGCACAGCAATAGGCGAACAAGTTAAAAGCACTATTTATGATCCTGAACAGCTATTAGCTCCTCAAGCAATTAGCGCAGTAGGAAAACCTTTAATGGCTGGCGGGAAAAAAGTTGCAGGCGCAATAACTGAAGCTGCTATGAAAGAGCCTTTTATTGCAGAGCGTGTAGGAAATATCAATGCAACAACTTCTCAAGCTAAAAATCAAATGGCTGAAGCATTTGCAAATGTTAAACAGCGTTTTAATGAGCCTGAAGCAGGCGTAACAGTCACAGGCGCACCAAATGTGGGAGCAGCACAAACAACAAACCAAACTGCTGTTAATGCGTTATTGCCTAATTTAAACCCTCAAACACAAGCATTTATTAAATCTCAACCAATAGAAAAAATAAATCTACCAGCTTTAGAAACAAAAGCATTAGAAGATGATTTAGGAATAAAACTAAGTAAATCACAAAGAACTAATAATGGTTCTGGTTATGCTAATGAATGGAACGCAAGAGATACAAACAAAAATATACAAAAATTATTTAGCGAGCAACCACAACAATTTGCCGATGCTTTTGAAAAAATTAAAGATAGACACGCATCTGACATTGGTGAATTAACTAAAGAAAATATTGGCCAATTAGAAATTAATGCTTTAGCTGCCAAAGACAAAATGAGAACAGATGCTATCAATGCTGCTAAAAAAGCTTTGGTAGATGAAAATGGCGGTCAATTTCCTGTAGATATTGGCGCTTTAAAACAAAACATTAACAATTCTTTAAACAGTAATTACAAATCAAGATATTTATCTGATGCTTTAAAAGGTGATTTAGAAGATTTTTACAAAAATCCTACTTTTGAAGCTTACGAACATATTAGAAGCAATTTGGCTGATGAAATGAGAAGTGCAAAAGATGGAAAATCACGACAAGCTGCTTTTATTGCTAGAGATGAATTGGAAAAATTGCCTATATTTGGAGAAGAAGGTGGAAGCCCGCAAGCTATAAAACTTAAATCTTTAGCAGATACATATAGAAGATTAAATGTTGAAAGATATAATGTAATTAAAACAAACCCAGCTTACAAAGCTGCAATTAAAGAAGCTATTGATGCTGAAGATGCTGGCGCAATGGAAAGTTTAAATGCTGCTAATTTCCACGATAAGTTTGTTACAGGAAAAACTGCAACCCCTGAAGTTGTGAGAAGAATGGTTTTAGAATTGCAAGATAATCCTGAAGCAATGAAAGCAATTCGTGCTGGAGATATTTTAAATGCAGAAAATGCTTTAGTTCCAAATAAAATGACGCCTCAATTAAAGCCTGATGCTTATAATAAATATTTAAGATCACAAGCAGACAAAGCTAAATATATACATAGCCCTGAATCTGCACAAGATTTGTTAAACATTGGAATACTATCTTCAAAAGTTGCAAAACCAGCAGAAAATGTATTTAATTATTCAAATAGTTATTCTGCTTATTTAGGCGATTTAGTTAAACAAGGCTTACAACTAAAAGGCGAAGGCGCTCTAGCAGCAATGACTAAAGGCGCTTCTATTCCTGTAGTTGCTGGTGGAAAAGAATTATTTAAACTTTATAGTGATCGTAAATTTGGAAATGAAGTTACTCATCCACATTCAGGATTAATTAACAAGGAATAACAATGTCAGTCAACTTATCACCAATAGGTAATGGATTTCAGTTCTTTACCACAACAGGATTACCTTTAAATGGTGGTCTTTTATATACATATCAAGCTGGCTCTACTACTCCTTTAGCTACTTATACAACTTCTACCGGCAACATTACCAATGCCAATCCTATCGTTTTAGGAACAGATGGCAGACCTCCACAGGAGATTTGGTTTACTGCTGGCACAAGCTATAAGTTTGTTCTATGCGATTCAAGCAATAATCAAATAGCTACTTATGACAATCTTTATGGTTTGTTGCAACAGGCAAGTGGAAACCCTGGCTCTGTAGCGCAAGTAGTTCAAGCTACATTTAACTCTCAGTCAACTACAACTTCTGCTAGTTATGTAAATACTTCAGTAACTGCAAACATTACTCCTACTACAAGCACAAGCAAAGTAGTTATTACAGTATCTGCTTCTTGCCATATCTATAACTATGACAATGAGCAAGATATTCGTGTAATTCGTAATGGCACAAATGAAGTAGTAGGAAGCTATAGAATTAATAAAGTATTTTTGCCTACAGAAGGTGCAAGTCAAGAAAACTGGAATCCTATTTCTATAACTGTTGTAGATCAGCCCGGCACAACTTCTGCTACAACTTATACAGTTCAGCAGCGTTGCACAAACGGAAGCTCTGCATTAGTAGGATTTGGATCAAACGACACAGGTTCATCAAGCATTGTATTAATGGAGATTTTATAAAATGGCTACAACAATGGGACAAGCTCTGCTTGCTTTAGCACCTGGTGCACAATTTAGCGTAATTGGAAATGATTACAGCACAATCGTTTGGCTATCTCCATCAATTCCACAGCCTACAGAACAAGCAACATTAGATGAAATGGCTTATTTGGATACTCAAATTCCATTGGTTGATTGTAAAAATAAAGCAACTTCTTTGTTATCACAAACAGATTGGGCATCAATAGCTGACGTTGCTAATCCTGCTGTTTCTAATCCTTATTTATTAAATCAGCCTGCATTTTTATCATATCGCAGCGCAGTACGCCAATTGGCTGTATATCCAGTTGCTAATCCTACTTGGCCAACAATGCCTACGGAACAATGGAGCGCATAATGGTTGAAATTGATCCAGTTAAAGTCGGAGTAATGTGGCAGAAGGTAGAAGCTATGGAAAAAGAAGTAGCAGAAATGCGTACCGACATTAAAGAGCTACTAGCTATGGCCAATAAAGGTCGTGGTGGTTTTTGGGTAGGCATGATGGTTGTGTCTGGCATTAGTTCATTTATTGGCTTTATTGCTCATTATTTCAGCGCAAAATGATATATGCACGATCCATTCGCACAAGGGGTAAAAACTCTTAGCGAAAGCTTAAATGCTACACAAAAAGCTACTAAAAGCTTAACAAAAAGCATAGAGGGTATTCAGCAAGATGGTTTAGACATAGCGCAACGAAAGGCACAAGAAAGGCGCAGAGAGTTAAAAGAAGCAGAATTAAGAAAGCAAACGGCGTTAATTAAAGCGTTGGAAGATTGGAAGCATAAGAAACAAATTAGCGAAAAAGAAGCACAGCTAAAGATAGATTTTGTAAAGAAGTATGGCGCAAAAGAATGGGAAGCAGTTTTGAAGATAAAACTAGACATCGAAAATCTTGAGCGCAAAGAACATGAGGCATTTCAGCACGATGCTAAAGCAATACAACGTGTAAAGATGTGGTGCTGGATAGCAGCATTAATAGTAACATTATGGTTAAAGTTCGTTTTAGGAGTGATTTAAATGGGTGACATATTTACTCACATATTGACAGGTAAAGACAATCAGACACACGACATTGCAAAATGGGCATGGATGCTTGGCTTTGTTTTGGTAGGTGTAGCAGCAATATATTTAATCTACTCTGGCAAAGAAATTAGTCTTACAGAGCTTGCTGGCGCATTGGGTATTGTATCTGGTAGTGGCGCAGCTTCAGTAGCAGGCAAACACATGGCAGGCGCAGAGCCTGATCCACAATGAACTTTTTATTATCTCTTTTAGGCAATATTGGTGGACAAACTTACATTTATATTGCTCTTGTATTTGGCGGTTTTAGCGCTGGCTTTTATGTTGAGCATTTGCGTTTTGCTGATTTCAAAAATGAGGTTGCTATTGTTGCGGAAAAACAGATT